ACAAGGCTCAAACCACCGGCAATAAAACCCAATATGGGGATAAGATAAGTCACTATAAAAGGAAAGAGCAAAAATATCAATAATTTTCTTCCTCCAGCAACCTGCATATTATCCCACGTGTTCTGATTATCGGCCTTTCCACTATCGGTCGTGTCAAACAAATTCAAAAATGCTTGCGCAAATGATCGCGCGCCTTGTCCTAAACCTCCATATACGGAATTAAATAAATAATTAAATAATGCTTGTGATACACCATTACCCACACCACCCTGTTCAACTTCGTCTAGTAAATATATATTTTCCTTTTCCGTATTTATAACATCAGCCACATTGTTATTGGTACATATACGAGGAAGCAAGTTATACGGAAAACCGTAACTAAAATAACTGGCATTTTTGTTTTCGGTTATACAATATGGTGGCGCATAACGATAAGTGGGAAGAATATATTCTTTTTCATTTTTCGAGCGTGTCATTAAAAACAAGGCATTCGACCCTAAAATACCCCAAATATAAGCAATAATTATCGCAAATATAACATGTATAATAAATACCAGTATATTATTTGTAGTCGTATTTTGTGTTTCAGTCATTAGAGCATTCGTATTTGATGTTTGTTGCGTAGTACCTGGTGTTGCTATGGTTGGTGTGGCGCCAATAACGTTGGTGCCTGGCGCGGGTGCAGATGCCGGAGCTGCCTTAGGAGCAACCTTTTTAGCAGGCTTTTTAGCAGGCTTTGGAGCAGGCTTTGGAGCAGGCTTTTTGGCTGCTTTATCTTCTCCTGTATTATCTCCTGTATCTTCACCTGTATCTTCACCTGTATCTTCGGTTGTATCTTCGGCTGTATCCTCCCCTGACAATTTACTATATATATCACCCATCCCAGGAAGAAATGCTTCTTTAATATTTGATGTTCCTCCCATTAATTGTTGTAAACTGGTTTTTGTTGACATTTTTTGATATAAATATGTATAATATATTAATATATTATAACATTTTAAATATACTGTTACGTTTTTAATGTATTGCGAATAATAACATTATATTAAATATATTAAATATATATTAAATACATTTAAAAGTATAAGCATTGATAATATAGCCCATAACCTTTTATACACCATCGTGTTAAATACCAATAAAATATATACATAATGACAAAAATCGAAGAAGGTTTGAAACTAGATTTTCATAATGTTCTTATTCGTCCAAAACGTTCTACTATTAATAGTCGTTCAAATGTTAATTTAATGCGAACTATCAAATTCAAAAATTGTAAATCCCTAAAATCATGGGAAGGTATCCCTATTATTGCGTCAAATATGGATACTGTTGGAACTTTCGATGTTTATAAAACCTTGTCAAAGTTTAAAATTATTACCGCTCTACATAAATTCTATAATGTTACCGATTTTCTATCATATCAGTCAGATAACAATATCATTTTAAATCCCGATCTTTTTATGGTTTCTACCGGTATCCAGGAAACCGATTTTACTCGTCTTCAAAGCATCCTTTCTGTTATTGAATGTAACTGGATTTGTATTGATATAGCAAATGGTTATATTCAGTCTCTTGTCCAGTTTTGTAGGCGTGTTCGCGAAGAATATCCCGATAAAATTATTGTCGCCGGAAACGTAGTTACTCGTGAAATCGTAGAAGAACTTATTCTCAATGGTGGCGTAGATGTTGTTAAAGTCGGCATTGGCCCCGGAAGTGCCTGTCTTACTCGTATGAAAACGGGTGTAGGTATGCCCCAATTATCGGCTATTATGGAGTGCGCTGATGCTGCCCACGGTGTTGGTGGACATATTATTGGCGATGGAGGAATTACTTGTCCTGGTGATATGGCGAAGGCATTCGGTGGTGGTGCCGACTTCGTCATGGTTGGTGGCGCTTTTTCCGGTCATGATGAAAATCCTGGCGAGATTATAACCAACCCGGATGGCTCGCAAAGTAAACTATTTTATGGGATGAGTTCGTCGCACGCCATGACTAAACACTATGGTGGTATGAATGATTATCGCGCATCTGAAGGCCGAATTGTTCGCGTACCATATCGCGGTCTTCTTGAGCACACGGTTCTCGATTATTTGGGAGGGCTGCGGAGCACATGTACATATATAAATGCATCGTGTATTAAACATATGCCCTTGTGTACAACATTTGTCCAGGTTTCGCAACAACTTAATACATCGCTAGTATAGCATAACACGACACGGCATCGCATAGCACTCTAATTCCACTATGAGAAAATATAACAATATTACGACTAACTAATACTCGTAATATTGTAACATAGTATTGTAACGAACCATTTACCAAACCACTTGACCAAACTATTGTACTTTCATATTTTATCTAGCATACATAAGACCGGCATTACCGGACATGAATGTAACAACATTGTATCGTTCTTCCAAGACAACCAAGTTATATTTGTAATTATATATACGCCACGTCGGCTTATTTACACCAATAGGCAATTTCGTTACAGGGTCACAAATTGTAAGAAAATTAGCACTAGGATCCAATGGTGGATAAAAGGTCGTAAACTCGAACTGAACATTAGAAAACTTACTCGTATTAAGTGCGCCGGTTGGCTGTGTGTTAAATGGGTCTGTATCTAGACAAAAATTATAGCAGTATAATCCATTTTTACCGTCACTCTTTGTTCGCACGTATTTCTCAATATAATTATATACACCTGCATCTAATACATTCTCGCGATACTTGCCATCCAATAAAATAGCCATATTTAGTAATATATCGCGCTGGTTATCTACACTAAATGGTTGTGTAACAAAAAAACCTGTATTACCGCCTGTTTTTGTATTGTATCCTGGCCCAATGGGTACATTGCTACACGCCACGTTTAATCCACTATACCAACCATTATACTGCGTATTTGGTGTAACAGGCGCCGGTACGATATTAACGGGCAAATAACTATACGGCCAATTTGTATAATTGCTCCACTGGTTTCGCAAGTTGATATCACTTCGCTGAAAAAAGAACATCCAACTACTTACCATCCCAAGCGTATTTTCTAGCCATACGCGCTGCGACCCTGTTACATTCTCAAAATTCCATTCATATGCCGACTTGATTAAATATTTTTGCTCTGTTGCCGCAAACGTCTTTGCCTCTTCGTTTGATAAAAATCCATATGTGCTAATCAAGTGTATATCGGCATTCCAATCCGATTGTGCCGTATTCTGATAGTCTGCCGAATTTAAGCTTACGCTTGGCGGCGACTGAAGAAAACGATAAAGCTGCATATATTCATTTGTATAATTGGGACGAACAATCGGCCATCCGTTATCCGGATCCATGACATCTCGAATGGTATATAAATCTTGTATGGGTCGCATAACTACATCTATCTTTAGCTGATTATATTGAAGCGCGATTAGAGGAAATGCCATTTTGCTTGTAAGTGTAAACCACGCATTTATTGGTATATACAACTTACGACTTCTAATTGACGGCTCTGACCCCTGAGCCAATGTGGTATAATATGCATTCGGATACATGTTTATTCTACTATTTGAATTTCCAGGATCATTTAACTCGGGAGTATTTCCTGTCATTTCATTATATAGTGTTTTCTTAGTCCCCGAAAAATCGCGCTGTACTAACGCCAATAAATATTTGCCCGTCAATACTTGTAATGTTTGCCCACCAACAGATATACGCACCTCTTTTATCATTTGTGTTCCTAAATTCTCAATCCAGCGAAACTCGGACGGCGCCCACGATGGATCACAATCTGTAGCAGCCGGCCATATAGGGCTCCATATTGTTGGAAGCGTAACTACAATATATGTATCCATTAAGAGATCGGCATACCTTGGAACATAGAATGTAAACGTGGAGTCGGTTGTTAACCGGAGAGATCGCTGACCTGTAAAATCGATTCTAAATTTTTGTAATCCGAAATTTGTATATTTCGCATATGTGGCTTTAAAAAATGTTTTCTTAGGGTTTCCATTTAGTATTACATTTTGATTTCCATAAGATACAATATTTAGTAATCCCCCTGTCATTCTTTTTGTTTATAGTATTATTATATATATTTAACATATTAATAATTTTTAACAAGTTTTTTATATATATAATTAATATCGTTATATAATTAATATCATTATATAATAATATAATTAAAACAAAATAA